TAAATACTGGTTTTAAAGCTCAAATGAATAATGCTACACTTGAGCAAATGGAAGAGCAGAATAAGAATTTACGAGCTACTAATGAGCAAATTCATGCTCAGACTAATGCTTTAGATACTCAATCTGCTTTAAATAAAGCTAATGAGTTGAAAGCTAAAGCCGATACTATGTTATCTACTAATTCAGCTGCTAATGCTGAAGTAAATAATAAGTTATTACAGGCCCAAGTTCCAAGGGCTAATAACGAAGCGAAAGCCCAGGAGACTTGGTGGATGAAAAATGTTTCACCATTTTTACCTGATTTTTTGAAGTCTGTTTCAGGCGCTGGTGGCGCAATGAGGATTGGTAAATGACTAAGATTGTTAAACCTTTTGTACGTGATCCGTACAACTATGATCGTGATGAAGCATCTAATGCTTCTGCTTTGTATTGTGAAGACCCAAGTCTTGCACAACAACACATGAAGGATGAATGTGATATTAACGTAATCGTTGAACGATTCGGTGTAACGGGACAATTACCTCAGAGTCCCGTATCGCCTTCATACGGCGATTTTAGCGGTGTAACCGACTACCATAGTGCGTTGAATCAAATTAACGCCACTATGGATGATTTTATGGCTTTGCCAGCGAAACTTCGCGTTAGGTTTGACCATGATCCTGTCAAACTATTGGAGTTTTTGGAAAACGACCAGAATCGCGATGAAGCGATTCAATTGGGTCTTATTGATGGACAACCTGTGGTTGAACCCATCGTTTCTTCAGAAACACCTAAGGCTGCGGAGTGAAACTTCGCAGCCAGCACAGTTACTCTACTTGATGTAACTGTGCTAGGTGACACCAACTAGCTACTTTAACCCACTACGGAGTGCAATATGTTAAGAAGAAATTCTGTTAATAAATATAAATCAGCTAAATCGTTTCGTAAGCAAACGACTAGAACTAAGTCTTTAAATATGCGCAGCATGCCTCAAAGAGGCGGTTTTAGACTTTAATGGCCTGCTATAAGCCCTTAACGGCTTATCAATGCAGTGACAGGTCTATAATTTGGCGTGAAATACCAGGTGCGGATGTAGTCCGTACTCTATCATTGCCGTGTGGTCAGTGTGTTGGTTGTCGCCTCGAACGCTCACGTCAGTGGGCGATTCGTTGTATGCATGAGGCACAAATGCATACTAGTAATTGTTTTATTACGTTGACATATGCTCCAGAGCATTGTCCTAAGGATATGTCTCTGAACTATGAAGACTATCAGCTTTTTATGAAGCGTTTGCGTAAGCGTTTTACTGGAAAAACGATACGCTTTTATATGGCAGGTGAATATGGTGAATCCTTTGATCGTCCTCATTTCCATGCTTGTTTGTTTGGCATTGATTTTTCGGATAAGAAAGTATTTAAGAGAACGCAGACTGGCTCTATCCTCTATACGTCAGAGATTTTGGAAGAATTGTGGCCGTTTGGCTATTCTACAATTGGTGATGTTAACTTTGAGTCTGCTGCTTATGTTGCTCGATATATCATGAAGAAAATTAATGGGGTTACTGTCAATGAAAACCACGAAGTGGTTGATGCGGGTGCCCATTACCAATATTGTGATCTTGAGACTGGTGAATTAATTCAGCGAAAGCCTGAATTTAATAAGATGTCTCTTAAGCCTGGTATTGGACAGGCTTGGTTAGATAAGTTCATGTCTGATGTTTATACAGAAGACCATGTTGTGGTGCGTGGCAAAAAGTGCCGTCCACCACGTTTTTATGATAATAAGTTTAAATTGAAGTTTCCTGAAGAGTTTGATATGATTCAGTTTGCTAGAGAGATGGATGGTCGCTCTCGGCATGAAGACAACTCGCTTGAGCGCCTTGCTGTTAAAGAAAAGGTTGCGTTGGCTAAGTTGTCATTACTTAAACGTACTATTTAAGGAGTTTTTATGAAGATGATTATTGTTTCTATTAAAGATACTGCTGCTGATGCTTTTGGTCGTCCAGCGTTTGTTGCTACTGAGGGTGTTGCTCTTCGTCAATTTCAAGACGAAGTAAACCGTGCTTCTGATGATAATCAGTTGTATAAGCATTCTCAGGATTTTCATTTGTATTTGTTAGGTTCTTTTGAAGACTCTACTGGTGTATTTGAACTTATGGAAACCCCTAAGTTAATTACACGTGGTAATGATGTTATGATCAAGGAAACTGTTTAAGTTTTTTTAATACCGTATCACTCGAAAGAGTGGTACGGAACTACGGGAGATAGTTATGCACCGCAATAAGTCTGTTAGTACACATCAGTTTGCTATGATTCCTAAAGCGGATATTCCCCGCTCTAGTTTTGATACCCAATATGCTCATAAGACTACTTTTGACGCTGGTTGGTTAGTTCCTATTTATTGTGATGAAGTATTGCCTGGCGATACTCATCGTGTAAAGATGACTGCGTTTGCTCGTTTAGCTACGCCATTGTTTCCAGTTATGGACAATTTACATCTTGATACTTTTTTCTTTTTCGTTCCAAACCGTTTAGTTTGGACTAATTGGGTTAAGTTCATGGGTGAACAAGTTAACCCTGGAGATTCTACTTCTTATGTTGTTCCTACTATTACATCTACCGCTGGTGGCTATCCTGTTGGTGGTATCTTTGACCATTTAGGTTTACCGACTGCTGGTCAGATTACTGGTACTAATACTGTTACGCATAATGCTTTGCCTTTGCGTGCTTATAATTTAATTTATAACGAATGGTTTAGAGACGAGAATTTGCAAAATTCTGTTACCGTTCGTACAGGGGATTCAGGGGATGTTCCCGCTGATTACACTTTATTACGTCGTGGTAAACGTAAAGATTATTTTACTTCTGCTTTACCTTGGCCTCAGAAGGGTGCTTCTGTTACTTTACCTTTGGGTACTGCTGCTCCTATTCGTGCTGACGTTGGTACTTTTGGTACTGTTGGTGTTTTAGCTGGTGGTGTTTCTCCAGCTAAAGGTTTGTTTGCTGATTCTGTTGATGGTAATGCTGTTAAGATTGGTTCTTTTAATGCTTCTGCTTTGATGTATGCTGATTTGTCTCAAGCTACATCTGCTACTATTAATCAACTTCGTCAATCATTCCAGATTCAGAAGTTGTTAGAGCGTGATGCTCGTGGTGGTACTCGTTATACTGAATTGCTTCGTGCTCATTTTGGTGTTACACCTCAAGATTATCGTTTGCAACGTCCTGAGTATATTGGTGGAGGTTCTACCTATGTCAACATTAATCCGATTGCTCAGACTTCTGCAACGTCGGTTTCTGGTTCTACTACTCCGCAAGGTAACCTTGCTGCAATGGGTACTGCATTGGCTCAGGGACATGGCTTTACGTATGCTGCTCAAGAACATGGATACATTTTAGGTCTTGTTTCTGTTCGTGCTGATCTAACATATCAACAGGGTTTACCTAAGATGTGGTCTAGATCTACACGTTATGATTTTTATTTCCCTGTTTTTGCTACTTTAGGTGAGCAAGCTATTCTTAATAAAGAAATTTATGTTACTGGTGGTGTTAATGATAATGGTGTATTTGGTTATCAAGAGCGTTGGGCTGAGTATCGTTATAAGCCTTCTCAAATCACTGGTTTAATGAAGTCTACTTCTGCTGGTACTATTGATGCTTGGCACTATGCCCAGAAGTTTACTTCTTTACCTACATTGAATTCTACTTTTATTCAAGAGACTCCTCCTGTTGAACGTACCACTGCAGTTGGTGCAGCTGCTAATGGTCAGCAGTTTTTAATGGATGCGTTTTTTGATTGTAAGATGGCTCGTCCTATGCCGTTGTATAGTGTGCCTGGTCTTATTGATCATTTCTAATGTTTTTATATACCTCGACTACTCCGAAAGGAGTAGTGAGGAAACAACCGAAGGGCGTTAGTTATGGGTTTATTTAGTGGTATCACTGATTTTGCTAAAGATGCAATTGGTCTTGCAACGGATATTTTTAATCCTATTTCAAGTATTACCAATGCTGTTTCTCCAGCAATTAGTTATTATGGTACTCAACAAACTAATGAGCAGAATGCTCAGATTGCTGCTGAAAACAGAGCTTTTCAGGCTGCTCAGACATCTGCTCAACAGGCTTTTCAAGAGCGTATGTCCAACACTTCATATCAACGTGGTGTTGCTGATTTGAAAGCTGCTGGTCTTAATCCTATGCTTGGTTATGGTAATGCTGGTGCTTCTACACCTGCTGGTGCATCTGCTAGTGGTGCTATGGCTACAATGCAAAATGCATTGGGTGCAGGTGTAAATACTGGTTTTAAAGCTCAAATGAATAATGCTACACTTGAGCAAATGGAAGAGCAGAATAAGAATTTACGAGCTACTAATGAGCAAATTCATGCTCAGACTAATGCTTTAGATACTCAATCTGTTTTAAATAAAGCTAATG